TACCAGAGTGGTGAGTACAAAACACAAAAAGAATTACAACTGGCTATAATAAGTCGATACAAAATATTACGTTCGTATTATCAAAGAATACTAGACTTTGGAGAATGGAAACACGTAGACTACGGTTCATATTCACACTTTTTCAGATATAAGGAGGAAAATTATGAATAATAAAGAATTAATAAAAAAATACCCTTTTCTAACACCTAGAAATGTATGGACTGGTAAAATAGTAGACGATTACGATTATTCTTGGACTAAATTAGATGAAATACCTACTGGGTGGAGAAAGGCTTTCGGTTTACAAATGGTCGAAGAATTAAGTAACGCGTTAGGGGACTATTCTAAACAGTATCGTGTGTCTCAAATAAAAGAAAAATATGGAGAGTTACGATGGTATGATTTTGGAGCACCAGAAGGAGTACACGACATAATAGATAAGTACACCAAAATGAGCAGAAATATTTGCATTGTGTGCGGAGAGCCAGCCACTAAAATAAGTGTTGGATACATTTGTCCGTTTTGTGATGATTGTATAGGAGATAGACAGTACGATGCTATAATAGATAAATCAAAAGAGGATATATAATGAGCGACGAAACTTTTTCTAAAATAGTGACTATTATAATTGTCGTATGGTTTATTATTTTAATAGTGATGGCGGTGAGTAAATAATGGAAGAAGAATTATTAGAATTGGCTGGCTATAGTACAGACTCAATACGTAAATTAGTAGGTATAAAATTCGTTCTCGAGGAAAGCGAGTATATTGATAGAGACTTCGTTAGAGTTGGAGAATATCAAGAGGAAAATGAAATGTGGCTCGCTATACGCAGTAGATATCGCGTGAAACATTCTTATTACCAAAGAATATTAGATTATGGAAAGTGGAAGCATATTGATTATGGTTCGCATTCTCACTTTTTTAGATATAGGGAGGTATAACTATTTATCTTGAAAGAATATATGAAGACTCCAATATTAAAATAGGTGTTTTTCATAGAACAAAAAATAGAAAATATTATACTGTCACTATAAATAATATTAGTTATTTTTATAACGAAAAACTTGAGATTTGGACCAAATTTAATATAGGAGGTATTAAATAAAATTATGAGTATAAGTGCAATAATTGGCATAGTTCTTATATGGACTACTGTAAACTCACTTCCGTTATGGGTTAAAATAAGTTTAACTGTTTTAGGTGGTATAGCGTTACTAGCAGATGATAGGAGATAGAGTTATGAAAACAGAATTAAAAATTAAAGTGGACAGTAAAGAAATTTTAGATGCCGTATAAGACACTGTAAAAGCATTGACTACTAATCAAATTAGAACCATTGTAGAGACAACTATACACGAAAAATTAGAGAATAGTATAAATGCTAAATTAAAACCAACAATAGATCATATAATGAATACCAGTAGTAAATATGGTTATATAAGTGGTATGTCTAATTTTGAAAGTAAAGTTAGGGATATAATATCTGAAAACGTCAATAAGCATTTAAAAGAAATAACAGGACAATATATAGAGAATATGATTACATCATTAGTAGACAAAAGAATACAGAGTATGATAAAGCAAGTAGAGCAAAGTTATATGTCTAAAATAAAAGAAATAGAAATTAAATTACGTAAGACAATAAATGAAAGTGTAAATGAAAATTTACTAAAAGCACTATTAAAAAGTATAATTATAAAGGAGTAACGTGATGAACGAGAAAAGAATAAATGCGTTAATAAGACGGTTTAATTACGGTAAGTCAGATGAAGATTTATATCAAGATATAATGCTGGCATTGTATGAATTACCAGAAAATATTAGAAACAAAGAAAATGTACAATACAATACTATTAGAAATATAGTTATAGACCATAATAGAAAAATAAAAACACCACTTATAGAAGGTGACTGGATTGATGATAAACCAGATGGCGATTATTCTATATTAGACTTAGAATTAAGAATGTCATTTAAAGGTAAATTATTAAAGGTTTACGAAATGTTGATGGATAGTTATTCTGATGATGAGATACAAAAAGAATTAGGTATTAAAGAACGAATGTTGTATTTTTATAAAGAAAGAATTAAAAAGGAAATTTTACAGTGAAAAAAATATCATATACTGAAATACAAACTTATTTAGATTGTCAAAAAAAACACGAATGGTCATATATAAAAGGTGCTAGTTACACTACACCGCATTTTGACTTTGGGTCAATGGCACATAAAGTATTGGAAACACGTAAAATACCAAATGAAGCGTTATATCCTGAATTAAAAGATTATTTTGGTATTGCGAGTTGGGAAAATTATTTTACTCAAATTTTTAAAGAACTAGATATTTTTTTACAAGATTATAATATTTTACATAGAGAATTATATGTAGAAACAGAAGAGTTAAAAGGTGTAATTGATTTAGTAGTAGAACATAAAGAAACTAAAAAAATAACATTATTAGACTATAAATTTACAAGTCATTATAAAGATTTAATAGATATACAGACAGACCAACAATTATATGTTTATGTGTATTTATGGCAAAAATATTCAGGTAATAAAAGTTTAGATGTAAATATAGGTTATATATCTATTCCTAAATATGAACTTTTACCACCACGTGTTTTAAAAAGTGGTGCGTTAAGCAAAGATAAAGCACAAAAAACAACATATAATTTATATTTAGAAAGTATAGAAAAATTAGGACTTAATATCGAAGATTATAAAGATATATTAGATGATATTAAAAATAAAACAGTATTAAACACATTAACAATAGGCGTAAATTACGACCGTTTTGTCAATGTGATTGTAAATATAATGAATGTAATTAAAGATATGCAAAAAGGATATGTACTAGAAGTATTTGACAGTTATAAATGTAGAAACTGTCCATTTGTAGAGGTATGCAAGAATGTCAAAATATAAAATACAAATAATAAGAATAACTATAGCATTGGGCGTTTTAGCAGGTATTTTAGGATGCCTTTATTTAATATTACATTTTTCTGGTTTTTTAAATACTATTACCAGTTTTTACGATTTTTCTAATACTTTTGTAGGCAATATTATATATGTTTTAATTTACGTGTTATTAATGTCATCATTAGTTTTACCTGTAATATCAATTATAATAGTAGGTAAAACAGTATTTACCGCACCACATCTAATTTTATTAAGCAGTATAGCCACGTTAATAGGTGGTATATTGATATATTTAATGGGTTTAAAAATAGGTAAGAAAGTAATAATGTGGATATTAGAAAATAATGAAGAAGCATATATAAAATGGGAAAATTTTATGACCAAAAGTAAATATACTATATTTTTAGCAATATTATTCCCTGTAGCCTTAGACCAAGTTATAATGTTGTTATGCGGTAGTGGTAAAATGCCACTTAAACAATATATACCGATATTAATAATAGGTAAAGGTGCTGGAATTGTAACTACAGTATATTCATTACAAGCACTTACACTATTACCTATATGGCTGTCTATTTTAGGTATAATATTAGTAGGAACAACTATGTATTTAACCTTTAAATATGAAAATAAAATAGATACTTTTTTGCATAGGAGGAAATAATGGACGAAGGTATAATAAGACGACCTATATTGGCAGGTATTATAATATATTTAAAAACACATAATATAATAACAGAAAAAGAGATACAAGACCATATTGGAGCGTTAAAACTAATATATGAAGAAAATGAAAAATATGGGAATATATTAAATTACCATGATATTTTAAAATCAAGTGTACGATATGGAGGAAATAGTGATATTAATAAACGATGATAATTTAAAAATAATGGACGAAATGCAAGAAAAAAGTGTAGATTGTGTATTAACTGACCCACCTTATAATATTAGTAAAGAAACTAATTTTAATGTTATGGCTAGTGGTAATAGACAGGGCATGGATTTTGGGGAATGGGATAAAAATTTCGATATAAAACCTTTTATACAAAAATTACCAAGAATACTTAAAGAAAACGCAAATGTTGTCATATTCAATTCATGGTCTAATTTGGGAGAAATAGAACGTATATGTGAAGAAAATAATATTTATATTAAAAGGTGTTTAGTGTTATCAAAACGAAATCCCGCACCGTTTAATAGAGATAGATTATTTGTTAATGATGTTGAGTTTGCTTTATGGGGCGTCTATAACTCAAAAGGAAAACCTACAGGATGGACATTTAATAGAGAAAACCCGTTAGAAAGATGTATAATACCAGCAGTAGTACAATCTAGTAAATTGCACCCAACAATGAAAGACTTAGAAGTAATGAAATACTTAGTACGTGTTTTAACTAAAAAAGGTGATGTGGTATTTGACCCATTTATGGGTAGTGGAACTACAGGTGTTGCTTGTACAGAATACGAAAGAGATTTTATAGGAATTGAATTGGACGAAAAATATTTTAATATAGCAAAAGAGAGATTAAAAGTATGAAAGAAAAAATATTAGAGACAGTATATCAATTACGTAAAGAAGGTATGACTTATTCTCAAATAAAAGATGTAGTACCAGAATTTACAGATACTTTACGTAAAGTATACACTGGGTGGGTAATCGAAAAAGAGAAGAAATCACAAAAATTATGGTTGTTATCTGAACATAAAAAAACAAAGCAGAGAATAGTAGGTGTTATAGGTGACTTACACGAACCATTTACACATCCTAATTATTTTAAATTTATAGTGGATACATTTATAAAATGGAAAGTAACGGATATAGTTTTTATTGGTGATATAGTTGATAATCACGCTATAAGTTCACACCCAAAATCAGCAGATGCTGATGGTATAAGAGCAGAATATAATAAAGCATTACAGTCACTAGAAAAATGGAAAACCGAATTTCCTATAGCCAAATTTATACGTGGTAATCATGATATTCGTGTAGCAAGACAAGCGGCTACTATAGGTATACCATCTATATTTGTAAAAGATATTAAAGAAATATGGAAATTACCAGATACGTGGGAAATCGCCGATTTCTTTGATTTAGACATTACAAACCCTAAAATGATTGCTCCTAGATATATGCACGGAATGGGAGCAGGTGGTGAAAATGCGGCTAAAAATATGGCTAAATTACTAGGTAGGTCTGTTATTTTAGGACATTTACACGCACAATTTGGTGTATGGTATATAGATAATGGATTAAATAGATACTTTGGAATGAGTGTAGGTTGCGGTGTAGATTATGATAGTTATGCGATGGAATATGGACAATATGCACTTAAAAAACCAATACTTGGGTGTGGCATAGTAATCAACAGTAAAGAAGGTCACGCAATACCTATGGGGGAGGAATATTTATGATTAAAAAAATAATTATAATTTATGGTGGTGCAAGAACAGGTAAAACTTTATTTAACGAAAGATTATTAAAAATATTACCTCTGATAGGTCATCCTATGCAGAATCTGAGAATCATAGATGATTGTCATATGTTAGATACTAATACCATAAATAATTTATTAGATAATCATAACGAATATTATATTATGTTTACTAATAGGTTACCTTTGTTCAGTGAAAATATAGCAGATAAAATACATATTATAGAGTTTACCGAACACAAATAAAAAGGTTATCCCGTCAAATAGGCGATAACAATATAAAAACAAAAATAAAAAAAGGAGGAAAAAATGAGTTTACTAAATGATTTAAAAGGTATCAGTACAGCACCTGAAAACAGGTTTGAATTGGTGCATGGCTTTGCTGGTTCAGGTAAAACTACATTTATAGGTACTTATCCTAAACCATTACTTTTGGTTGAAATAGGTGCAGATGGTGGTTCAGCGGTTCTTAAAAATTATTCTGATAAAGAAGTTCAAAGAATTGCTATACCAAGCGATGATAATATTATTAAAAATGTATTAGATTTACTGAATGAAATAGATAAAAACGGCAAAGAATTTGCAACTATTGTATTTGATACGTACAGTGCTATACAAGATATTTGTGTAAGCGAACTAGAAAAAGAAAAAGGTAAAAAATTAAGTCAACAAGAATGGGGACAAGTAGGTGGTTATATGGAATTAATTAAAAATAAAATAGCCGATTTGTCATCTAGACCAGACAGAAATACTATATTTATTGCCGTACTACATTCTAAAATAGTTCAAGGCACAGATAGAATGGATGGCACTGAATACTCGATAACTTATCCTAAATTAACAAGAAATAATGCCGATAAATTATCAGAAAAGGCACGAAGCATTATCTTTATGACACGTAAGAATTATATCGATGATGATGGTGAAATCAAAGTAGGATATTATAGTTACATTGGTGCTATGCCTACTATCTTAACTAAATTTAGAACAGTAGATAAGAAAATCGAATCAGGATTCTTTATTAAAGATTGTACTTTTGAAAAGTTAAATGCTTTACGTAATGGTACAAAAACAAAAGAGGAATTAGCCGCTACTAATATTATTGAACCAAAAAATACAGATATTGACGAGGACACAAGTCCGTTCGCAGAAGAATAAAAGGAGAAAATTAAATGAAATATGATGCAAGTCAAGTAAAAGAAATGAAATTTATTGATAAAACAGGAGACTTTACTTTTAAAGTAACAGGCGTAGAAGAAGGTATAAGTGCTAATAAAAATACACCATTCCATAAATTTAATGTAGAAAGTGTAGACGGTGAAAAATCATCTGTTACTATCTATCTAACAGAAGCATCTTTATGGAATCATAAAGCCTTTGCAAGTGCTTTAGGTTTTGATGTAAAAGGTATTATCGACACTGACCAAATTAAAGCAAACGCAGTAGGTAGAAAATTTATAGGTACGGTAGAGACCGAAGTTGTACCAGCAAGTTCACGTAGAGATTTGGCTACTGGTGAATATGTTGAAATTCCTGAAAAAACATATTACAAAATTACAAAATATAAAAAAGCAGTTTAATATGAAAAATCTAATCGTAATTAGCAGAACTAATAATATGTCAGATATTGTTATGAAAATACATAATAAATCTGATATATATGCTATCGTGCAAGGAGATTTAGACAACGCACAGTTTTTAGAATATATCAATACTGTACCAACAATAGGTTTAGTTTCTTTTTCTAATATAGAAAATAAAACATTAAAAAATATAGAAGATTATATAAGATTATACGATATGTTTTTCACGTTTGTTATAGAAAAAGACGACTTAGAAATGAAAACATATTATGCTAATTTTAGTAAATACATTGACTCTTTTGCTTATATACACAATAAAAACAATAAAGGTAAAGGACGATTTATAGGTGAATGCCGACAAATAATAAAAAGTTAGGTAGTTCTTTTGAACAAGAAATATGTAACTTTCTGGCTACAAATGGTTGGTGGGCAAGGTTAATGTACCCTGCCCCTGACGGTAGTCAACCTTTTGATATAGAAGCGAAAAAAGGCAATGTAAGTTTACTATTAGAATGTAAAACAATAAGTAATAAAAATAATATGTTTCCATTAGATAGAGTAGAAGATAATCAAATAAGTGCTTATGAAGGTTTATCGTCTTTGAATATTCCAAATCAATATTTTGTATTTAAAAGAATAGACGGTACTTTTTGGGTTACACCTAGTGAAAAAATAATAACTTCTGTATATAATGGACACAAACAAGTTATAGCAGGAGAAAAACCATTAAAGGATGTGCTTAATGCAAATACATTACAGTAATAAAATACATATAAAAAATCCAACACAAAAAATTATAGATTATGCCCGTAATGTGTTGACTATAACTAATCCTGAATTTGTAAAAAAATTAGAACAAAACAAATGGCTAGGTAACACGCCTCCAAGAATTTTTCTATATGAAAAAATAGGAAATGACTATTTGTTTCCTTATGGTACAAGAAATTATTTAGAACACATAATTAAAACGTCTATAATAATACCAGAAATAACAGAAGATTTATCAGATTCACATAATGTAAATCATATAAGTAAAATTAAATTATATGATAATCAAGAAGAAGCCGTTACTAATGTATTAAAACATAATAACGGTATTTTAGTCTCACCTTGTGGTTCAGGCAAAACACAAATGGGACTTGAACTAATTGCTAGATTAGGTAAAAGAACATTATGGATAACTCATACTACAGATTTATTAAATCAAAGTAAAAAAAGATATATTGATAATTTTAATGTTTATAATGGTGATGTTGGAACAATCACTAATGGTAAAGTAGATATCGGCAATAAGATAACCTTTGCCACCATTCAAACCTTATATCAATTAGCATTGCATAATTATGCAGATATTTGGGATGTAATTGTAATAGACGAATGTCAACACGTAGGTGGTAACGCAACTAATGTCACAATGTATTATAATGTATTGACAAGTTTAAAAGCAAGATATAGATATGGTATTACCGCTACAGCCAAAAGAACAGATGGTACTACGCAAGCAATGTTGGCTTTAATAGGTGATATTGTATATGAAGTAGTTGATGATGTCAAGAAAGTACCTATAGAAGTTAGAATAATAAATACAGAATTTAAACCTATAATACAAAATATAACTAAGTCAGATTTCACTATAGATTATCATAAAGTATTAGACGAAGTGACAACAAATAAAAAAAGAAATGAAAAATTATTAAAATTAATACATAAAGTAAAAGAAACAGATAGTGTAATAGTTTTAAGTTCTAGATTAGCACATTTAGAATTTTTACATAACAATACTAAAAATAGTGCTTTTATAAAAGGTATTAAAAGTAAAAGCAGAGAAGAAACATTAGAAAATTTTAAAAATGGTAAAATAAAAGTTCTCTTTGCCACTTATAAATTATTAAAAGAAGGGTTTGATTACCCTGAATTATCGTCTTTAATATTGGCTACACCAGAGAAAGATGAAGTTACAATAATACAAAGTTGTGGTAGAGTAAGTAGATACACTCCAAATAAAAAACAAGGTTATGTTTATGACTTATGTGATGATTTCGGAATGTATAAATCTTGGGCTAAACTTAGACGCCGTTATTATAATAAATTAGACTATATAATAAATGAGGAGTTCAGATATGAATAATTTGATATTGTTTAATCAGCAATTTCCAAATAGTAAATACAGGAAAATTCACAAAGAAGTGGTTTTACCTAAAGAATTTACTAAAGAAGAATACGCTAATTATCAGAGAAGTAAAGCACCTATATCAACTGAAATATTTTCTTTTGAAGATATAAAAGATTATGATGGGCGTGTAGGCTGGATTGTTCCTGAAGAATATGTCGTAGTGGATATAGACAATAAAATCGATGCTGATAAAATATTCAAATTATTAGTTGGAGAACACATTAAATTTACTTGCTTTATTACTAATAAAGGCGGTCATTTTGTATTTAAAAATCCAGACCAAGTTAAAACTACGGCTGGTCAGATAAACGCATTAGGTATAAAATTAGATATTAGGTCAATGGGGACAGGTTATATTATTTTACCACATAATGATTCTATGAGAGCATGGTTACCTAAATATTTAACTAATGACGTAGATGACATACCTAAATTCTTATACCCATTAAAATATCTAAATAAAAATAACATACCTGATTTTGTAACAATGGGTGAGGGAGATGGTAGAAATAACGCATTATTTACTCACTTTAAAAACCTACAAGATTATGCAAATGAAATAGAATTAGAAGACAAAGTAGAAAGTATAAAATTAATTAATAAATATTTATTTGAAAAAAGTATACCAGCAAAAGAACTAGACGATACTGTGTTAAGACCAGAAAGTATAGACAAACCAGTCCAACAAAAACAGACATTTAAAATAACATTAGAACAAATGGCTAGAAAAATACTAGATAGTAAAATAATGATTACTGTTAATAGAATAACATATTTATATAATGGTGTGTATTATAAAAAAATAAGCGATAGTGATCTTGAATTAATGATACATACTGAATATGATGCTAGCCTAGAAGAAAGACATAGAAAAGAATTAATCAATTTCTTAAAATTAAAAACTACAAAAGAACCAGATGAAATAAACAACGACTGGCATACTATAGTATGTAAAAATGGAATTTTAGACATACGTGACTTAAAATTATATCCACATTCGTCATCTCATCTAAGCACTGTATATATAGACCACAATATAAAATTAGATGCTCCTGACGGGTTATATAGTAAAGTGATGGATGATTTCCTAAATCATATATCTAATGGTATACCAGAAAAACGAACAATGGTATTAGAAATGATAGGTTCTTGTTTTCTACAAAAAAATGTATTTAATAAATTTTTCCTTTTTGTTGGTGATGGGTCAACTGGTAAATCTACTTTATTAGAAATAATAACCAATTTAGTAGGAGAAAAAAATACAGAGCATTTATCATTAAGCGATTTAGATGAAAGTTATAAACCAGCGGAATTATTTGGTAAACTTGTAAACGTTGGTGATGATATTTCCTTTAAAAGAATTAAAGATGCTAGTACACTTAAAAATCTAGTTACTGGTAATTATGTGAATGTTAGACAAATATATGGTAAACCGTTTGCTTTTAAAAACTTTGCTAAACTAATTTACACTGCAAACCAAATGCCATCATTCAGTGATAAAACAACAGGTTTATATCGTAGATTATTAATTATAGAAATGAATACACCTATTAAAAATCCAGATGTATTCTTTATGCAAAATCTTACACCCGAAGACTATGAATACTTATTTTATAAATCAGTTGTTGCTGTAAATGCAGCATTAAAACGTGGAACTGGAATTACTACTTATAGTCAATTAAATGAAGACCTTGAAGAATTTAAACAAAGTCAATCTAGTGTAATAGAGTTCTTAAATGATGAATTGATTGTAGCACAAGATTTACACGGCGTACCTACAAAAGATGCTTATTTACAATATTGTGCATGGGCTAGAGAAGCAGGTTATCAACCACTACTCAAAAAACACTTTATAGATGATATAACAAGTTTCTATCCGTTAGATAAAAAAGCCACCACATTTAACGGGGATATGCAAAAATGGAGGTTTATGTTAAAAGAATGAAAAAAGTAATATTCGACTTTGAAGTTTACCCCAATTGGTGGTGTGTAAGTTATACTGAACCCGATGATTTCAACACTATTGTTACTGTAACAAGTGACAACGAACAGGCTGTTAAAATTCTGGATGAATTACGATACGGAAATCTATTAATCGGGTTCAATATAAAATACTACGACTTAAAAATATATAATGCAGTGATAAGAGGATTATCGCCGCAAACAATATATAAGTTAAGTAAAAATATTATATCTAAAGAAACACCGCATTTTTTAAATAATTATGAATATTGGAATAAATTTAATTTTTATGATTTAATAGATGATTGGTTAAAAGGCTCTCTAAAACAATTCGAAGCCAATTTCGGATTGTCTATAGAAGAATGTCCCGTACCATTTGATAAAGAATTTTTAACACAAGAAGAAAAAGAACTTATTATAGGTTATTGTAATCACGATATATACGGTACAACTGAATTGTTTAAATATAGACAAAATGACTATGATGCTAAAGTAGCGTTAGCAGAAGTGAATAATATACCTGTAAACGAGGCATTAAAAAGAAATAATGGTAGTCTTTTGGCTGAAATATTAGGTGGTCAAGGTCTTAATTTTCCACAACCAACAACTTTTACAATTCCAGAGAGAGTGAAACCATATGTTGAGAAACATTTACCAAAAGAGATATTGAAATTATTTGTAAAAATAAACGGTAATAAAAAAGAAGTTCGTTTATTTGATAATGATATAGTATATGGTGTAGGTGGAATACATTCTACTTATTCTGAAAATCTATTGGTTAAAAGAAAAGAAGGAATGATACTTGAAAATAGAGACGTAGAGGCATACTATCCTAATATGGATATTATATACGAATATATATCACGTAATGCAAAATATCCTGAAAAATTTAAAGATATTGTTTCTAAAAGTAGTACCTTAAAGAAAGAAGGAAAAAAGAAAGAAAGAGCACCTTATAAGTTGGCGTCAAACTCGGCATATGGCGTTAAGAAAAGTAAATTTAATAAATTAAAAGACCCTTATAATGCTTCTAATACGTGTTATTTAGGACAAATACTATTATCAGCATTATCTAATCAGTTATATACAGAAGTACCTAATTTAAAAATAATTCAAACAAATACAGACGGTGTATTATTATATTATCCAGAACAATATAAAGATTTAGTACAATATATCGTTACTGAATGGGAAAAAACAACAGGTCTTGTTATGGAAACTGATCCTATTAAGATATTCTTTCAAAGAGACGTTAATAATTATATAGAACTAAATATGAAAGATAAAATAAAATTAAAAGGTAAGTGGGCTAATCAGGCAGATGAAGACCGTCCTATGACCAATTTAAACGCTATAATTACTCACGAGGCGTTATTAAATTATTATCTTAAAGGTAAACCTATAAGAGAAACAATTTATGAATGTAACGACCTTTTAAAATTTTGTTTTACTACTAAAATGGGCGGCTCATACGAAGATACTATATATTTTATGAATGAGAAAAAACATATAGTGAATAAAGTAAACAGAGTTGTTGCTACTACAGATAAGAAAAAAGGTACACTTAAAAAAGTAAAATATTTATCTAAATACACTAATTTTGAAGAATATTTTGATTATATTTTAGAAAACACAAATAGTAAAAAAACAGAAGAAGAATTACGAAAACAACATTTAAAAACATTCGAAAAAGGTTTAAAAGACAGAGAGGATAAAATAGCAGAGATACCAGAACATTGTTTATTGGTAAATGGTGAATTAAAAGATATTCCAAAAGAGTTAGATAGAGAATGGTATGTGGCTTTTGCAGAAAATAAATTAGTAGAATTGAAAGAGGTATAATAATGTATTACGAACTAAAAATGTATAGAGGTAAAACTCTTGTCATACGAAGAATATGCAGAACTTTAGAACAAGCAGTATATTTTTATTGTGTTATATTAAAAAATCACAAATTAATACATAGAGTATGGGAATCCAAAATAGTAGAGACATCCGCTTTTGATAGAATAGCCAAAAAGAGATATGTTTTTGAAAGCGAGATACCCCAATTTACACTAATGATAATAAAACGAGGTAAAGGCGACTTAAATCCTTTTCTATTAAAAGAGTTCATTAAAAAAGAGAGTATATAACTCTCCTTTTTTTATTTAAACTTACTACCAGAAACACTTGTTCTATATTTGATATTGTCTAAATATTTATTTAATTGTCCGTACTCAAGTCTATTGCTAGTGTAGTATGAGCCGCCTTTATTAGTCCAATACCAAACTTTAGCGAATTCTGTTGCTTTAGTGTAAATACCTTTTATTTTACTGGTGCGTTCTGCATCGGTTGCTTTTTTATACTCATTTGTCTTAAACAATATTTCTAATTCTCTATTCACATATTTTGCTCTTTGTACAGAGAATTGCTCACGCTCTTTACCATCTAAACTATATTTTTTATCGTTAATAGTAAAATTACCAGTTGCACCTGATGTAGTAGCATATTTAAGTGCTTCGTTTTGAACACTAGATATTTTTGGAATTACTATTTTTACAGGTGATACAAGATTTAATATATTACTTAATACAGTGTCAGACTCTTTTTCACCTGTATAAGGATTAATACGTTTAGGTAAAGTGTCTCTTAATACAGGAATTACTTCTGCTATATTTTGATATGCCAATATCCATTTATTAGAATAGTCTTTTTTGACTTTATCACCATAAATAGCGTTCACAAGACTCTTTAATACTACAGGAACTAATTGTCCAGTTATATCACTAGGTATATCAGTAATTAATGCTGATGGGTCTCCACCATATCTATACAAGTTATCTAATGTACCAAGTATAGTTGCATCACCAATAATGTTAAACATATTAGACATTGTTTTAGCAAATTTAGCGTCACCGCTTTTTAGTCCATTTACAAGTGCTACCCCAAATAACATAGGTGTAATTGTGGGTGCTAAATCCGACACTTTGGCTTTCCAATTACCACTAGATACTGTTACACCCATAAATTCGTCTTCGTCTATATCAAGATTTAAGAAACCTATAGCACTTAATATAATACCAGTTATCATAAGTGTTGTACCTATCGCACCTTTTGCGATATTTTCAGAAGCAAGGAATAATTCTGATTGTGCTAATACATTTTTGTTTTTTGCTTGTGCTAATTTAATGAAACCGCTTAAAACTTGATGTGGTGAATAATCCCAAATATCTTGTAATAAGTTAAAACCAATTCTTACAAATGGTACTCTTAAATCTAATGGAAATCCTAATATAGGATGGTCGTTTATCCATTTTTGTAAGGTTCTAGTAATATTCGGTGTATTTCTGAAATATGTTTTAAGTGCTCTTTGTTCTGCTCTTTTATACATTCTTTCATATTCAAAATCACTTATTTCTCGTAATGTACCGTCTTCTGTAATAAATCTGGATTTTATTTCTAATTGTAGATTTCTAATAACTTCTGGTACGATAAATGTATTATCCAATGTTTCTAAGAAGAATGATTCTAGTTTTGCCCATTGTTTTATTACTGGTATACTTTTAAACCATTTAGAATTTAATTCACGCATAGTATCTTGGTATATAGCACTTGCTTCTTTCTTACCGAATTTACTACCTCTATTATCGTTTTCTGCACGGTCTTTAACATTCCATTCAGCAAATAACAATTTAATTTTGTTATTTATAGCATCTACTTTTTCTTTACCGTACTTATCAATTAATTCTTTATCTGTTACTGTTTTAGATATTTGTTTTTCATAGAATACAAATTTTCTTTCTGAAGCATCCCATAAATATTGTAAACCATTGTCATATTCATATAATACATTTACTTCTGGTTTGTCAGGTAATACATTGCCTTTAGGTAATTTTTCAACTCTATATTCTGGTTCTTCTGCAAAAGTATTAAAAATAAAATTAGATAATCTATCGGTTGCTTTTTGTAAAGGTGCTTTTGTTAAATTGACAACTATATTCTTAAACCAAGTTGATGGTTTTGATAATAATGAAAAATATCTCCATGCTTTTACTTTATCTAAAAATTTTAGTATTTCATTACGGTCAGACATAGTACTTATAACCGACATAACGTGTTCTTGTACTAATGAATTAAGATATGCTACAGCCGCATAATTTTTTTCAGTTTTAGCAATTTGTAATAATTTTTGTAATGTGCCTTCTGTAATATCTTTACTTTCTAATTCAAACTCTTCTCCAAAGAATAATTTTAAATTATCCATTATTTCTTTATTAGAACTAGCATCTTTTATTTCAAACACATAATCATCTATATTATGGTCTTTTTTCAGACTTCTTTTTAAAGAGGTCAATGAATTTAATTCTTGTAAATATATTCTTGTTGCATTTAATAACGAACCAGCGGCACTAGATTCTATTGCTATTTTTTCCGCTAATGCGTTTATATTTTTATTACCAATAATTATAGTATTATTTAAAGCCATATCATAAATAGCATTGATAACTATTAATTGACGTGCCATATTTATAGTACCGTTTGCACGGCTAAGAGCATTTACAATATTTGCTACGTTATCTTTATTTACAAACCTTTCTATTTTATTTTGTAAATCAAGCATAGACTCACTTATAGCAAGGGACGTTAATATTACTTCATAATTTTCATCTAACCTAACTATTTCTCTATCTGTTTCTGCATCTTTGATTTTAATCGTTTTGGTAAGGTCATCTGCTATTTCATTTCCTGTAGCAACACTTAAATTACGATTTATAATAATTTGTGTTTTTTCTTTTTCAGGTTGTTCAGTAAATTCTTCTAATGTAACTTCTTTATCGCCAATAGAAATATTATCCTTATAATCTAGAATAATTTTATCTATTACTTCTTGTTTTAGACCTTCTTTTTGTTCTTTTAATTTTTGTTCGATTCTTTTTGTTCGTGTATTATCAAAAGGTAATAAGTATATTTCTTTTTCAATAGATTCGTTTTTTTCTATTTTTTGCTCTATTTCTTTTATGGATAATTGTTCAACTTGTTCTTCAGAAACGGCTCTCACAGCGTCTGACACAGGTTGTTTTTTTGATTCTATAGTCTTTACTACTTCTGGTTTAGCATTATTAACTAACGGAGTAATAAAATTCTTACGTAAGTCAGCCCACGCACCTTCATATGTTTGTTTTTCAAATCTAGCCTTTTGTACTTGTGCTTCTTCAGACAATTTACCTGTTTTAGAATCTTTGTCGAACCAACGCCTACGAGAATTATATAATGCACGATAATCATTTGTTTTTATTTTTTCACCGAAAGTATCTCGTAAGAATACATTTTTCACAAAATAATCAGATACTTTATCGAATTCTATAGATTCTATTTCAGGTGCTTCTTCTATTATGTCACCTTCTATTTGTTGTATTAATTCTGTTTCTACTTGTCCTTGTTCTGTAGCAGTAATAGTTTCTTCAATATTACTATCTTCTAAAGTTTTGTCAGTTAAATCTGTAAATATTTTTTTCTTAAACTTAGTAGATGTAAGTTGAGATTTAATATTTCTTAAAATATCTTTATCGACAGTTGTTAACGGACTAGAAATATATTCTTCACTAGGATTAGAATTAAAATCGGTCACGTTATTTAACATATACATTCTAAGAGTACTTTCTGAGATAGACGTTGATGCTAATAATTCACTGTATGTATCATACAATTTACTGTTTCTATATATTAACTTAGAAACTCTTAACATGACATCAGTGTCTATATCTTTAACTGATTTATATTTTGTATTTGGATTAACCATTTTTAAGAATTCAGTTTGAAAAGCATTAGGTGTATTTGTAATAGCATCTGTATTTATAAGTTCGGCTATATCAGTGTCGTTTAATTCGCCTTTTAACTTCAATATTTCTTGAAATCTTAATGACAAATCGTATTTTTCCATTTGAGTTTCATCTGTTAAATTATATTTGGTAATTAAATCATTTGCTGTTTGTGGTTTTGTATCTATTACTTTTTGACTAGCCACATATGCTTCACCAAGATATATATCTATACCTTTAAAAGCACCTTGACCACGTAGCCATCCGTCCTCAGCATTATACCAAGAATCATTAAAATAACTTCCAGCGGATACATATTTACCACCTAAATCATTGGCTTCCATTTCACCTAGCGTTCTATCATATATAAATCTAGACATATATTTTATTTCTTTAACAAGATCTATATCATCAAAAAATCCAGCAAAAACTTCTCTTCTGAACGTAGTGTATAAGTCTGCATTTATCATAAATAAATCACGTAGCGTTAAGTAAGCATCCTCGTTTTTTGTATCTTGTAATGCTTTAAATATCATTGTAGGACTACTACCTTGCGACAATCCTTGCGATTTAGCAATACTGTGTACTGTTTCGTGAAATAAAGTATTAATAAAACTTTCAAAAGTATGATATTTATTTAATAATATTCCTATATTTATAGTTATAATATCATCTATACTATTATAATTACCTGCATTATCTGATTCTTTATCATATATAAATTGTATTTCTGTATCGTTAAAGGTTTTTACTTTATTTGTTAAAATATCATCAAAAATAGAACTCAAATATAGAGAAGTATCATCTTTATATTTATCAACGAAAATATTACTTAAACGTACTGCCTCTGTAGATGTATTTTTTATAGGTAAAAAAGGTTTATACTCTTCAAAATAAGCAACATTATTAGTTAATATAGCATATGTTCTCTCTGATATCAAACCACGTGAATACAATCTTTCAAAATCTTTATTACCATATTCATTTAATATTTGTATTTTTTCTCTAGGAAAAACAGGTCTTTTTTCATAATTCTCATCTGTAGTATATTCTAAATTTTGTATAGAGTCATACATATTTTTTAAATCTACTAACACTTCTTTTTTAATATGTTTGTTTAAATCAATTGTTTTAAACATAGCACGATTTGCTTGATTTAGTATAACGAAATATTTAGAAGCCATATAATCTATTAATTTATCTTCGAAAGGTAAATCCTCTGTATTAGAATTATATACTAATTTAACAAATTCTTCTGAATAATAATCTTCGTCATATATTCTATCCCAATTCAAATCTACAGTATCTAATGTTTGAGATAATAAGAATTCTTCTGCTTTAATTAAGGTTTGTACTTCTTCTGGTGTTTCAAATCTAGTATTGACAAAGTGAGATAAATTATATTTACTTTGTATTTTTTGATATTCTTCTTTAATACGTTCTTCGCTTTCATTTAACATTTTAGCCAAATACACTACATCTGAACTATTTGACACAGCCGCTGTGCGGTATTTATTTAAAATATTATTTAATGTCCTATAACGTATTTTACCAAAGTTAGAACTTAGTGATATTGTTTTCGCTATATTTTTTATTTTATTAAACAACATAAAACCTAATTTTTTTTGGTTTCCAAACATTACATCTATTGTAAAGTCGTCAAATAATATATTATTCATTAATGTTTTTGCTTGAATTTCTGCGTCTATTGTAACTTTAGATTCTTTACCGTATAATTTTCTGACATCTTCTTCTACAGCGGGGTCGCCTACAAATGGTTTTTTAGAATAACGATATAATGCATCTTTAAGATTTTTAATACCTGTTTTTAATTCTACTCCGCCTAGTACTTGAAGTCTATGTATTAATTCTTCTTTAATTACTTGTTCTTGAATAAACTCTAATGATTCTGTTTCAAATAGTTTATTGCTAATTAACATTGTTCTTTCTGATAATAATACGCCTTTTTCGTTAACAGCACCTTTTTTATTTACAAAATCACCACCAACTAACGTTATACCATAATTTTTCTTTAATAAATCTTTAGCATTTAAGAATGTCGAATTCTCGTTAATCTTAGGTATAAATTTAGTATTTCGTTTAGTATTTGATTTAGCAATATCCTTAATACTTTCAACAGGTATATTAGTAAAATCTTGTGTGGCAGTATATTTTAATAGACCTTCTCTTTGAGAATTAAATGTACTATCAACTATTTCCATAACACTAGCAAGACCTTCATCACCCAATTCTTTTTGTACATTCATCATTACTGCTTGTACTCTGAATAAGTTTTGTACTGTTTGGTTATCTTTATATACTGCTTTTTGATATTCTTCTGCATGATTTTGTTGTATTTGTTGTTTAGATTCTTTACTATATTTTCTTTGTAATTTATTGATTTCTGAATTTCGTGATATATCTTCTAATTGTGCTTTATAATCTCCATAACCTAATGTTTGATTTCTTGTCATTCCTTCTAGTGGTGTAGTAGTTGCTATTTTAGCACCTGACATTATACCACCAATCATACCACCTACAATAAAAGCATAACCTATGTCTTCTAATGTTTTATCAGTAAATTCTTGATTAAGCATATATTTATTAATTAATGCTGACCCGAATTCAGATACTGCTTCTTCAATACCTTCTGTTGTGAATTCAGAAAATACTCGTTTAACCCAACCTGAATTTTTAAAATTAGTAAAATTGATAAAACCATCACCAAATATTACGTCACCGAACATTTTTTCGGACATATACTCTACACCAAACTGTGCCGCTGTATATGCACCCGCTTTAAGCCAACTAGCATCTGGTGCTGTTCTGTATAATTCTTCCGAACTTCTACCAGCCATTGACCCCCAGTAAACAGCACTACCTGCGGCTTTTATACCTGCAGAAGCACCCCCAGTGGCTATAATAGGAGTCATTTGTGCTATACCAGAAACAACCATATCTGCTACTTTCCAAGCAAAGTTTTTGTCTATATATGTATATTTTTCGTATATAGTTCGCATTTCTTGATTAAATTTAGCAATACCAGTTGTGTCTTGTGCTATAAATTCACCTAAATCAGCACCTTTACTAAAAGTACCTATTTTAGATGGATCGTATATCCAATCTGCTATTGTCTCTGTTGCACCTGTTACTACATTTACTGCTAATGCACCTAAATCTATAAGCCCTTCTACTGTCCCAACTGTAGCATTAACAACGGCATTCAAAGTTGTTAATCCAGCAGAATATACAAACTTTTCAAATTTACCTAAACTATTGAATATTTCTAAATTTTTATTTTGTTCTGCTAAATCTTTAAACTGTTGTAAATTAGCATGTGCATTTTCTAAATCTTCATTATAAAAAGCATTAACCAAATAATCATTTTTATATTCCGTTGGTAAATATTTATATGTATTTTCATCATATAATTCGCTAGTTTCTCCAGACAAAGAAGCGACCAATTTTAAATGGTCTGCTCCTGCTGTTTTAAATGCTTGTTCATCAAAATAAGAACTCGTCTTAACAGTATCGTATAAATATTCTTCAGTATTAAAATATTTTTTTTGTACGTTTATAGCCATTATTTCTCCTTAAGTTCTATAAACACCTTTTTACCTAAATATAAATACGGTGTCCCATTATATTCTATAATATCGTTCTTTATAGCGTTAGGTGCCATTTCAGAAAGAGTATTTGCTAGATTTAGTGCAACATTACGTTGATATTTTTCAAATATATATTTATCTTTAATATATACTTTACCTGTTACAGAACTAACCATTCTATCAGGTATTTCTCCTTTTCTAGGTATACTAACGGTATCTACAACATTTCTAGTTTCTTTTAATGTTTCTATTTTATTAAGTGTTTCGACTCTACTTTCTCTTTCTACATTAAATTCAGAAGTTTCAAGTCCTCCAATAAGACCACGTGCCAAATCTTGATTTTGGTAATAGAAATTGTATAATTCTTCTCCGCCTTCTCTTAATAAGAAATCAGCAAAGTCTTCTCCGCCTTTATCTAATTCTTCTGTAGTTCTAATAGTATTAAACACTCTATCGTAGAATAATTGACCTCTTTCAGATTCTGTCTCATCTTCTATAGAACGTATAACATCTCGTGTATCTAATTCTAATTCTTCTTCACCATATCGTAAAGCCAGTTCGTCTAATTTTTTAAGTGATGTTTCTACTTTTTCTGCTTCACCCATAATTGTGCCCGTATATTCACTTAATAATTTTGAATAGTCTTTAGTCATAGATTGTGTTATTGCTTGTTGTTCTTGGGCTAGACTTTGAGTTGCAGTTTCAGTAAGTTGTTCTCTAAAACCAGTTCCTAATTCTTCCGCTGACTTAATAGCCATTTGTCCACGTGCATAATTTGCATAGGCTTGACTAAGATTTATTTGACTTTGTTGTTCTAATGCTTCTGACTCTGATTGAAATTGTTCAGTAGTCCCTTTCAAGAATTGTTGCCACGCCGATTGAGCATATTTAGATTCTTCTACGTTTAATAATGATTCTGTGTAATCTGAATCAGTTACTAAACGTTCTACATTATTGTAATAATTCGCCATCGACATTCTCCTCTTCTTGTTTTATAAATTTATGTCCTTTGTTTCTTTTATGAACATATTTATCTATCATAATTTGTAATCTTTCTATTTGTTCTATTGTAGTATTAATAACTTTATTTCTTGTCCAATTAATAGTTAAAATAGTAACTATTATTAAACTTCCAGTATAAGTCATGAATCTAGCAAATGTTTCCCACGTTGCTCCAAATTTATCAAACATTATATATGCTAATAGTGCACTTACAGCAATGTTTACAATTGCTAACAATAATTGATATATAGTTTTGTTTATTCCGTAATAGTTTCTACTATCATATTTTAATCTTGTTTTTTGAGCACTTTGAAAGTCTGTAATACGTAATGGTTTTATTTTATCTGCTTTTTTTATAACTTTAGCATACAATTTTGGGTGAGACTCTTTTGTCTTTGTTCCCATTTTCTGTTTTATATAATCACTTTTATTTTCTGCATCTAATTCTTCTAAATGAATTTCAAAAGCATTAATATCTTTCACATTATCATCGTAATATTTATTATATTCTTTTCGTAATGCTTTTCGTTCTGGTTCTACTTTTTCTTCAGTGGTCATTACAAAAAATGCTCTATCTGTTATAGTTAATATAGACGCTATAAATAATTCAAGCCAGAATGTGTCCCATACATCTCTTGGTTTAATACCACTAAAAAGGACAAGAAATAATATACCTATAGTTAGAAATAAAAATACCCACCCTAGTGTTTTTTTAATATCATTTTTATTCATATTATTCCCCTTTAAATTTAGTTACTATTTCTGTCATTTTTTGTACCATAGTGTCATCTTCTATTTTTTTACCAAGATAATTTGTTATGGTTCTTAAAATACTTGCTGCACCAAAAGATAAAGTTGCTACTAAAGAGATTTCAAATAAAGTATCTCCAAATAACAATGCTAGTCCAGATAAAATTAACATTACAAGTGCATACTTAAATGCAGATGGTGTTTTTAACCATTTCGATGTTAAATCTTTAAATACAAGTAATGCTATTGTACCCATAAATACTAATATAAGTATAGTTATTTGAGTATCGTTTTGTAAAAAATCATTATAATTATAAACAAAATAAACAACTAAAGGAACAATACTTATTAATAATTCTACAATAGTAAGAATTATAAGTTTTCCTTTTTTCATAATTTATCTCCTTACTTTTCTAATTTGTTCTTCTACTACAGGAACTGATTTTGTTTTTAAAGTTGCTAATTGCTCTCTAAGTTCATTAATTTCTTTTTGTAATTCAATATTTTTATTAAATTGTTCTCCGTATTTAATATTGTTTGCTAAATATGTTAATTTTTCTTTTGTTTCAGATGATAAATCTGAATTTTGAAATACTAAATTATACATTTCTAATAATAAATTTTGATTTGTCATTAAATTATCTAATTGATTTTTTTGGTCATTTAATTGTGGTTTATAATCTTCTCTTTCTGATAAACCTTGCATAATTTCAATTTGTGCTTGATTTTTAATAGTTTCTTTTTTAAAATAAGACCTTAACCAAAGTGTAAATCCAGTAATAAAAACTGTAAGTAATGTTACTAACAAAGGTATAATTTCCGCCTTATAAGTTAGCCAAATATCTGTTATAAAATCCATAATTTCCTCCTATATTATTTTTGCTATTTTTGGGTCAGACAATGGTTGTTTTCCCTCTAGCATTCTTAATTCTTGTTCTTTTTTGTGAGCCTCTAATTGTAACTCACGTTTAGAGTAAATAGGGTTTATCCCTAAATCTCTATGCCTTTCTAATGTTAATAACATATAAGAATATTCATAACGAAGCCAGTGTTTTAATTCGTCTATTCTTTTCTTATTTACACTTTCTCTAGAAACTTCTTTTATTGTTTCTTGTTCACGTTCCAACATTATTTAACCTCCGTTCTTAAAATCTTATATTTGTATGTGATACCGACTAGATTTAATTTTTTATTTATATCTTCGTCTGGTGTATCTTCTATTACTATTTGAATAGACATAAATTTTGGAACATAAGTTCTTTCCATTATACTTCTAGCCAAATTAATATTATTACTTACTGATGTTTCAAAAGTTTGACTTAACGAATCTCGATATACTTTAAAATAATAATCTAAAGCAAATTCGTCTTCTTGGTCTGTATCTACAAATATAAATCCTGTCTTATTTAATTGTTTATAGTTTATAGTAGTTCCCAAAAACATTATTTGCGATTCCCATTTTATGTGTATTTTATGGTCATCATAGTCTTTAAATTCTGTTCTTTCAGAAAATGGATTTATATATTCTTCATCTGTAAGATACCGTATATAACCATCTGCTGTAGAATAGTAAGTTAAATTGTCATCTGTTTCCCATAATGTCAATGGTGTATCTGGTAATTCCCAGTAAAACCATTCGTTTGTCCTATTGTCTAATACATACATTCTATTTTCTATGATAAAATATGTCCAGTATATATGATTGTGTGTTATAAAGTTTTCTTTATGTTGCTCTGATAAATATTTTTTATTAATTTTGGTAGACCATAATATAGCATTTCTTTCAGATGTTTTTATAGCATTATCTATTTGTAAAGCATATATACCATCTTTATATATTTGCAATGGTATATCTTGCTGTGAACTTACTATAGCCTGATTTTTAGCAAAATTACCTTTTTGTGCTTTTGCTTCTGTATATAAATATGTCTCTACATCTGCTACTGTCGTTTGAGTAACTACATACATAGAATTTTTTTTATATACTGCTAGTATACTGTCTCCTATAACATTATAACCTGTAATACTATCATTTTCTTCACCGTAATCATTGTATTGATTTTGTGGGAAATATGTAGGATTATTATATTTACTAAAATAATCTCTGTTACCACTTGCAAACCAATAATTGTTATCAAATCTTGTTGTTATTATGCTTGTTTTTAATATATTATATAAATCTGTATGTGAACTATTTATAGTTATTATAATTTGATTGTTTATATTGTAAGTATATATTACATTATATTTAACCCTATTATATACAGAACTATTAAAACCTTCGTATATACTTAAATTATAAAAGTCTATTATGTTTATTCTGCGTAGCAAATTATACGATACTTCATTCGTATCTAATAAAATAAAGTTTTCTGGCTTATCTATAAATTCAGTATTTATATATCTTTTTATAGTAAAAGTACTTATACCATCCCAATCTGCATAGGTATAATATGCTTTATTATTGTCTATAGATAATTTGAAATCATAACCTGCACTTTTACTGTATTCATTATAATCCGTATTATCTGTTATAAAATTATTAAATAACAGAAAATGACTGTTATTATCAGAACTTTTTATATTAACAATAAATTTTGTTCCATCATAATTTAGTACACCTTCAATCGATGTGTTCGAATAATCATATGGGATAACTAAATTACTATACGTAGGTGTAGTACCGAACAAGTTAGTATAATATACACTGTATATATTTGATGTGGCTGAATCTACTGTTATTAAACTTACAATATTTCCTGTATAATCCATATCTAACTCTATCAAATATTGTGCTAATCCCGATATAGAATGTGTAGTATCTGTATAAACTGTACCATCATAATCTATTCTATGTATAGTTTGTTTATCTGATTCTACAAAAGTCGCTATATTACCATTATAATTTATATCTACAACAGACATTAAGTCTAATGTAGATGATGTAAACACATTAGTTATAATAGGTGCAGATGACAACAAATCTCGTATTATAAATACATTGGAATCAGCAGTAGAATATCCTGTGTCCACTATAATTGCTGTTTTTAAATCTTCTGATATTTTACCGTAAGTTTCTATATTTATAGTATAACCTAAATTTAATTCTGTAATGATATTGTCATACTTGATATATAACGCATTATCTTCTATATATAGTAAAGCCCCGTTTTTAGCATCCAAAGGATAATAACTTAATGCACCGAATACTTTAGTTTCAGTTTCTATAGTAAAATAATCATTTTGCACTACTGTACCAGAATTATATATATCGTAAATAGGCTGATCTTTATTCCAAAAAAATGTTTCTTTATATTTAGATACTAATATGTTTTCTTCTTCTAATTCTGTTCCTTTTGTATTATATGTGCTTCCCACGTATTTAGTAGGTATATATGTATCTGAATGGTCATATACATATTCTAAATCTTGAGGTGTTCCATTAATATCTTCTGTTATTACATAATAATTTAATCCATCTAATATGTAAATATTATTTTGGTACTCATATATTCTTAATTTTTCTGTACCTAATACAGTAGGTCTAGCAGGCGTTTTAACAAGTGTAAAATAGCCTACTACACTATGATAACCTATTATAGATATAGTAATTACATCTGTTGTACTTTTATAATGTATTATATATCTTTCTGATATATATTGTTTTCTACCATCTGATATAGGATAAACACCATATATTTCTTTAAAATTTAAAACGTCATCTATATTTAGATATTCAACGATTCTAGGTCTATGAGTTAACACACCTACGTCATCAACGTATAAATTTAGAATGTCTTTTGCAGAGTTAGCATCCACATTAAAATGATTGTCGTTCAAATCAAGACCCTTAAAATTATTTATAGAGCCTATTTTTATATTTGATTCCGACGGTAAATTCAATCTAATTGGTTTGCTTGTTACTCTTGCCATAATTCCTTTCTCCATGCTAATACTTCATTTATATAACCCTCTATTCTAAAACTAGGGTCTTTTTTCTTTTGATGTTCTTCTATAACCGATAATAGATATACTAATCCAATAGTTACATCGTTCGGATTATCTGTCGGTTTAATAATAACTTCATAATCATCGTCACTTTTTTTAGTAACTTTGAACACTTGTTTTTGTGTCATTTTAATACCATCCTTTTTCACTCATAAAATATTTATTATTTGTTTTTATATTGTTATCTAATCTACTAACTGCTATTTCAAATTGATTATATAATAATATATGTTTCTCTGGGTCATCTTCAACTAATAAATCAGATGCTATATAAGTAGGCATACAATTTAGTACGTTTACTGGTGCTAAGGTACTTAAATCAAAAGTAATATCTTCTGCGTCTTCTTTAGTTAATGTACCAAAATAAGCCCTATAATATATAGTATATGTACCGATTAAACCTAATCTTAATTTATTAACACCTATATAAATTATACCTGTAGGATTCATAAAAGTATGTGTGTTTCCATATGCATCTGTGTATAATAAAAAACTATCTACATAATCTGTAAAAGATAAAAAATCATCAGGCATTGTTACAATGTCACCTTCCGCTGTAGTAGTAAAAGTATATTCTTTTATATATTCATATAAACCATTTGATATTATACCTAAACCTTTATTAAAACTACGTCTCATTTTTTCAAGATATTTATTTTGAATAGCCTCCGACTCTGTTATGTTTAATTCATCAAGTACGGATTCTTTTATATCATCCCATTTAATCATTTAAGATTCTCCTTTTTAATGGTAAGGGGTTTTGAAAGATACCCCTAAAAACTTATAACACTAAAGTAGTGCTACATTTGTAGCATTTGCTACTGTACCTGTTGCTGGAATAGAAACATATGAAATATATTTCCAATCGTAGAAGTTGGCACTAAATCTTGAACGACCTTCTGTTACCATTGCTTCAGTAGCATTATCTAGATATGACCTGATAGTTAATGGAATACGAGTAAACCATAAACCACCGTTCCAAGTTTTGTTATATTCTGGGTCAATCATTAAGAATGCATTATTAGAAGCAGCAAAACCTGTTTGTTGAGATAAAGTAGTACTTTCTACTAGAGTCCATTTACCGTACTCAGTATTTATACCATTGTCACCCATTTTACTTGTTAATTTAGTATTTAACGCTCTTTCAAATAGATCACGTAGTTTGTAATGTTTTGGAATCACAATCACAGTAGGTCTAACATATACTATGTTGCCATCGTCATCTTTATACTTAGACATAGCGTCTTCTACTTTACCAACGATTTCTAGTAATTTTTCTTCTGTTAAATCTGCAGCGGCTACTGTTTGATAGAATTTATTACTTTGATTGTCTGCCGAACTAGCACTTAATGCTGGTCTATGTGCATTAGTAAATAGAACTTGTTTAGTTCCATCAATAGTACCATCAGTAGTATCATATGAATTGATTTTAAATGTTTGTGTACCCCATTGGAAACTACCAGTTAAACCAGCAGCCAATACTTTAAATCCATAAGTATCTTTTGTTCTAGCAAATCCTTGTAGGAAACCTAAAGTGTCTGCATTAATTGTCATTAATTGATTATCTTCCATAGTCTCTTTAGAAATTACATAAGAATTTTTCCAAGTTACCCATTGGAATACCTTACCATATCCTTCTTCGAAACTATCTAGTTTAGCCTTACCCATATCTGTGGTAGGTTCGAAATTACCTAGTTTACGTCTAGACCTAATTTCTTCTTGATATCTGTCTGTGTCCATTTCTTTAAAAATATAATTTAATACATTTTCTTTTTCAAATGTTTCTACAGATTTGTTTAATAGCACTTTGTAAGGTTTTAATAGAATATTAAAAACCGATCTTTCTAGTGCTTCATCTATATTAATTATTACGCCCATATTATTATTCTATCCCCCTTACGCTTCTGCTTCTACAATAGTAATTGTAGAATCTAAAATTTTAAATACTGCTAAGCCGTTGTCTTTAATTGTTATAATTTCAACTTGTGGTGCAGTTGTGCCATCTGTGATAGCACTAGAATCTACTTCATATCTACCACCAGCAACACAATCATCATCGCACGCACCAATTAAACGATGTTGTCCGTTTAAATCGTATACAATGATTTCTGTATCGTTATCGTGGTCAAATGCTTCTGCTACCAAATATTTTGTTACACCCGCTGATGTTTCTGTAGCAAGTACAGTTGGGTCTCCACTATTCATATAAATTAATTCACCAGCATTAATATCTGCTGTTGGAGTAACTACAGGAATAGCACGTGTGTATGTACCCTCTAAAAATTGATCAAATGAAAAACTATTCTTCATTATGAGTCCTCCGTTTTATTTTTGTAAATTAAGCACTCTTTAGTTGTTTTTCAATTTCTTCCTTTGTCATATTGTTACCAAACCAGCGTTTTGCAATATTCAACTCTTGGTCGTTAACGTATACGTTCTTCTGGTCAGTTCCTCCGTTACCTTCTATTTGTTTTAAATGGTCTTTACCGTTCTGTTTATATTGACTCGACAATTTTTTTTCTAGTAAATCTTGTCTATCTAATCTTACAGCCTCTTCTAAAGATAACTTTCCTTCTTCAAATAAAGAAATTGTTTTTTTTGAGAGTTTTAATTCATCTAACGATTTGAATGTTGTTCCAAAAGATTCATTGACACTTCGTAATTGTTCTTTGGCGAATAATTCTTCAGCCAATTTAATTTGCTCTTCTTTAAATTTTTTAAGTTCTTGAATCTCTGGGTCAGTATTTTTCAATTTCGTAAATACCTCCAGTGCTTGTGTGGGTTCTAGACCGTGTTCTTCGAGTGTTTTCTTAGTACTTTGGGCGATCATATCCTCTGCACTTTCATACCCTAACGACCTAGCGAATTCGTCTCTCGCTTTAGCCTTTTCTTCTTTAATACGTTTGGCTACAGCCTGAGTTTCTGTTAACTCTTTTTTTTCTACTGGCGAAGTAGGTTGTGATTCAGCCGTATTTTCTAAATCATCAACATTAGCAGCCTTATTCTCTAATTCCATTTAAGAATCTCCTTTACTTATTTGTTGGCGAGGTTCGGGTTGTAATCCCGTTTTGCAGCCATATATAACTAACGTTTATCACGTTTGTTAACTTGTATTGCTCGTCTTTGTTTATCTGCCTGACCTTTTGTAGCATAACATTTTCCACTATTACCCCATTTCCAACCTTGTTTTCCATTAGGTAATTTACATTTCATAAAAGGCATATTATATATTCTCCTTCATATATTCTACTAATAAATCAGTGCAATCATATCTTTTTCCAAGTCTACCGTCAAGCACCGTCTTTGCACCTAAATACGCTTGATATTTCAAATGAGGTATACCGCTTTCCCATAATCTAATAATGGCTCTATATTCTACCAAGTACTCTTTAAATTCAAATCGTAAATGTTCTAATTCGTGTGCGAATACTTTACTAAAAATATTGACAGGTATATCAGGACTTAATATAACAAGATTTAATATAGGTATTGCTTTACCATAGGCATCTTTAAAATACTTATTTATTATAATAGGATTTTTACCATATAACTCCCGAATTACTTGTATTTGTTGGTATTTCGGTGGCATTATGGTAAAATCCGTATGAAAATAATTTATAGTATTTATTATATCAGTCCCTGTATAACTAACTTCATCAAATCGTGTGGCTTGATAAATAAATAGGCTAGTTAGACTTATTGTTATTAGGTTTAATACTATTAGTATTTGTATTATTCTTTTTTGCAAGTTCTCTTTCCTTTATTTCTGCTTCCCAAAAAGATTTAGGTTTTTCAACTATTTGATTATTTAATGCGTTTATATATTTATTCATACTCTCTCACGATATATTCAATATTACTTAAAGTAATTTGCTCGTTTTCCGATTCTAATGCTTGAACTTCTTCTTCGGTTGCATCTTCTGGTATTTCTTTTAAAGCAGTTGGATTATCTTTTATTTTAGGGTAAACCTTTTGTACTCTAGGTCTTTGCAGATTACTATTTCTAGCCACAACAAAAACTTCTTTTTCAGTATCGTATATGATACCGTTAAACTTATTTTTATATTCCATATTATTTTACCCTTACCCTTTCTATTAAAATACATTCTACATTTAAAGTAGTTGAAGCACTTGTGTATAATATTTCAATAGCATTATCAGCCGTCGTATCAATCACAGGTGCAGGACTTACTTTCGGTATTTGTCTACCAACTAAACTGTTTTGTGCAGAACCACCTGTTGTTCCTATTGCTATTCCGCAACCAACAATCTCTCCTGTTGCTCCTATATCGTTGACAGTAAGTGTCATATCCCATTGGAATGTTTCGTCTGTTGCATTTCCTATTGAAGCAATACTCTCTGCTAATGTTACACCACCTAACTGTAAAGTTAAAGTGTTTGTAGGTGTTGCCGTTGCTGTGTATGTTCCCTTTACTTTAATTAAGTATTTGTCCCCCACTCTTAAAGTATTTGCAGGTATAATTCTATTACCAAAACCACCATTAAAGATACTTTCAGCAGTAGGATTTGTTAAAGTCACTATACTTGTTTGATTATAAGTATTTCTGCTGTAATTAAACCACGCATTATAAACACTTGTATAATATTCAGGTTGCTTTAAATTCAAGTTTTTAAACACTTCTAGCATTGGTACATTAAAACCTGTTTCGCTAACATTTAAGTTCCAAGTAGGTGTTGTATCAAAGTCCCAGCCTACGAATGTTGATTTTCGTTGCAATTCGCTTGGTGTCCTATCAAGTCCTGTTGCGTCATTTGTTCCATTTACTGTGTTTTCTAAATAGTATGAAGAGGTTATTGTTGCAGTAGGATATGTTGTTATTGCTCCTACCGTTGTTCCTACTAATTTTCCTAAATTTAAACAATTTGTAACTGCTAAATTCCCGCCTGTAAGTCTTCCAAAAACAGATACTTCGCCTGTTATTATAATATTTCCTAAATTTATACAGTTTGAAACAACATAATTATTTCCATCACCAGTACCAGTCGTTATAAATGCACCAGCACGACTATATGTTCCTGTAATATTTACATTAGATAAGCAATAATACGCATTTACTCGTGATGAGCCTATTCCGCTCGCATCTACGCCATTATATGCGTATATATTACCTTTTGAAGAACTATACCTTATAGTAGATATTAAAGTATTCCCACCAATAATTCCACCAACATATCCACCATTTAATATTGTTATATTTATATCTCCACTTAAATATTCATATATTATACTCCCCTTCGTTCTGCCAATCCATCCACCGACATATGTTGTTATAGTATCTGCTCTATCTACAATTATTGTACCTTTAAATTTTTGATGATTATCGCTAGTTCCATTTGGTACTCCTGTTAAAGCAAAACTGTTAAAATCTCCACAAAAAGCACCAGCATAAATGCTATTACTTCCTTTCGCATAAATAAAATAATCTATAATATCTGGGAATTGTGCTTCAGCAGAAAATCCAGTATCAATACTCCCAAATAATCCATAAACCTCGCTTTCGCCAGAATATTCATAGCCTTTTGTTTGTATTAAATTTCTAATAACAGGCTTAACGCCACCATTACTCATCAATTTACCATTAAACATATAGCCTTTTAAATTTCTTCCTATTGAAGTCCATTGTTTTCCGCCTAAATCAATATCATTCATTATTTTAAAATTAGGAAAAATAGGAGCATCGGTAGTCCAATTTAATATAGTATTTGTCATTTTAGCAATCCACGCCAACTCTTCCGCTGTGTAAATTAGATAAGGGTCAACACTTGTTCCTGTTCCACTAGGTTGTTCCGCATAATCTATCCACCTTTCGCTAGGTACTGAACCACCTACTTGTTCCCAATATGTAGGGCTAACATCAGGTAAATTTCCTGTGTTTGAATTTTGCAATGATTTATAAAAGTTTCCTGCGTATTCAACTATTTTGTTTTCGTTATATGTTCTTGCTATATTAAATACCATTGTTGAATAATTAGCAAAATGTTCGTTTACTTCTTTTTGATTTGTAGAAAGTGAAATTTCAGTATTAGTAGAAGTATTTGTTAAATTGCTATCTATTAAATCAATTTGAGTAGTACCTATTAGTTCATATTTTTCTTCACTTGTTAACCAAATATATTCTTCATAATAGTTATCAGTATCTGGTTCATCTATTAGTAATAAATAAACAACATTACTTTCTCCTACTAAAGGCAATTCTGTTACTACATCAAATCTACCAATACCAGTTAAGTCTTTTGTTACAAAAGTTCTTAATTGATTTAATGTCGCTTTTTTAGCAATTCCAGCGTCATTTATATAAACTTCTTGCGTGCCTACTAATGTCGCTGATGGATAAATGATTAAATCTTGGTCTACTTTATTATTTTGTAAAACTATTATATCATCTTGTATATCATCTATTTCCGTTTCTAGTGCATCAATATTACTTTCAGCCTCTGTTAGTCTTGTTTCGTGATCGTCTAATTCTAATTGAATAAATGGATCTACAGATAAGATACCTTGAGCATCTATATCTAACCCGTCACCTACCTGCACCATACCTTTATATTCTGTAGTAGCCTGTGGCACATATACCACTGGTGCTGAATTTTTTACTGGTATTAAAATTTTACTATTATCTGCCACTTGTACTACCTCCTATTTTAAATTCTTTACCTTCTATTAAAGGTATTTTTACATTAATTGTTGTAAATCCATTTTCAGAATCATATATTCCACGCAATACTGTTACTTCATACACATAACTTGCTGGTTCTGCGTTTTCAGTATCTTCACTTTCAAATGGAAATGTTATTCTAAAAAAATAATCTAACCATTCATACTCTATAGGGTCACTGTCTGGTACTATACTAGGATATTTATATTCTCCGTTATAACTATATACTCCGTCAGCCAAATATTCACTTTCTGTTGGCGGTGTACTAAAATCTAAGCCCCCAGCCCTTGTCAATAATTCTAAATTAGTAAATGTTTTTAATTCAAAATCATTTCCATCTAATAGTGTCTTTTTAAATATAATAGCCGATGTTCTGAATTGACTTTTTGTTACTACAAATTGAATTCCTAATGCATCTTCACCATATGGTATTCTCATAGGAGAACCATCTAAATTATATACATAATTATCATAAGTGGCTGTTTCGCCCCTACTAATATATATTTTATCGTTGACTATTTTGTACATCAGACCCCTCCTTTTGTTGCAACACTTGTTTTACTGCATTTAAAATATCTGGATTCTGCATTATAACTTGTTGTAACTCTTGAGGTAATTGTTGTGTTCTATTTCTAATATTTTCAAGTGCTTTATCTGCCAATGGGTATCCTAGTTCTCTCATTACATTCCAATACAACATAAGTGTATTTGGATCTGCAGGATTACCGAATGTTCCGCTTTGGAAGTTACCTGTTGTTTCACGCCACATCATTTCTCTATTAGTACTTAAAATACTAGCATTATCAACACTAAATAAATATCTATCATTATAATATACTTTGTCAGTATCCATATTTTTTTCTAAAAACTCATATCGATTAAATTTACCACGAGTTATTTGTCCTTCTACATTTTCAAGAATGAAATCACGTGGTTCATCACAAAAAGCCAACAATAATTTAAACATTAATTCATATAACCTAGCAAAAGCGGCATCTTTCATACGTCTTTTTGATTCGAGTCTACCGTTTGCTTGTGCAGCAGCAACTTCTTTAGCCTTTCCGCTTTCAGCAGTAGGGTCTCGTTTTCCTTGATAACTATCTGTAATACCTAAACTACGTCTACCATATTCATATAATCGAATACCCCATATATCATCTTGTTGTGTATTCGCTTGCATATTAATTGCGTGTATCATTTCTACATCTTTAGGATTGCTTACATCAACTATTTTTAAAGTTTGGTCTGTATTTTTTATATGTACGTTTCTAGGTTTAGTAATTATCGAACCTGCTTTTAATTGATTTTCTGTAATTTTAGTAGTTATTTTATTCATTGTTGCTTGTACTTCTTCAAGTAAATCAGCATCACTGACCCCATAAAAACTATCTTTTTTACTAATATTGTATCGTACTACTACTGGTAACTCATTAAATTCATAATAATTAATTTTATCACCTTTTTTAACCAATATAGTTTTCTTGCGTGGTTTTTGTGGGTCTAACACAGCAACTAAATCTTCTTCTAATATTTCTTTATCGTTAGATTCATATTCGAAACTTGTAGAACCACAAACAGGACAAACTTCAGCGGTAGTTCTTGTTGCACAATATTTACATATTCTAAATTTTCTAAACATATAATTTTCTTCATCAAAAATTACATAATCAGTATCTTTTATCCACCCATAACGACTTAATTTATTTTTATCATTAAAATAATAACAAGTTATTAAATCTGTTAAATCTTCATTTTCTGGGTCTTTTGGTATATCTTTTAAAGGTTTGTTATATAACATAGATAATTTACGTCTAGATACTTTATCTATAAAGAAAATATATTCCATTTTTTTAATATCGGTTACGTCTGGTTGCGGTCTAACTCTATCGATAGCATATTCTTGTATAAAAAGTTCACCTTCACTTAAAGGTGTACTTTTACTATTGTCCCAGCCTACTAGAAAAAATGAAGTCCCTTGTATCAAAGTATTACGTTCAGACATATCATTAAATAATTCCGAATCCATTCTATCCATTTCATACTTTAAATAATGTTCTATTTTCTGTGCCAAATCTCTGTTTTTTGCATCTCTGGCAGTAACTTTAGGTGCTGGAACACCATTATTTATTTGTGCTTCAATCATTTCAAATGTTATATTACTAACAGCAGGTGCTTTCACTTTAGAAACACTTCCGTTGTCCATATATACTTTCGAAGTACCATCATATCTTTCTTGTCTACGAATTACTTTTTCATTATAATTATTCATATAATATGAATCAGCAAACTGAAACTTCTCTTGCCAATAATTTAATTTCTCTAATTTAGTCATTATTTCTCCTCAAAAAAAGCGGTCGCACTTTCTGCTATAACAATTATAGGTAAAAGTAATAACCATCCAAAACCTATAATCTGAAACCATTCTGGTACATTTATATATAATATTTCATACATTATATAACTAAGTATAGTTGTAATCGACATTAACATTTTAAAAGCGTTCCATATTAATTTAATCATTATCTGTTCTCCTTCACATATCTGTTTAATTCGTTTATACAAATATATTCTTCTGAATAATATCCTTCAGTCATATAATATATATCTAAATATACTTGATATTTTAAATATTCTATTTCACTTTCCCATAATTTAATATAACTTAAATAATTTGTCATTGCTTCATCATGTGTGCCTAGACTATGCTGTATTTCGTGTGCATAAGTAGTACCGAACATTTCTAAAGGTAAGTTAATATTAATTTCTATTATGTTAGTAATCCAATTATATGACCCCATATAATTAAAATTACCAAATAATATATCAAAATCTACACCGTATAAGTTTTCTATATCTTGTTCTTGTATTTCTATACTAGGAGATTCGATATATTCTGTTTCAAAATAATCTAATACTCGTTGTTTTTTTGTAAATGCAATTCCGCAACCGCTAAATAATAAAACTACAGTAATCATTAATAAAGCACTTATTTTTTTAATAATCATAATGTGTGTCATCCTTTTCTGTTTCTGTGTATTCGTATTCGAAATTACTAGGATGTCCCCATAATTTCAGCATTTCGTTTTGTAATTCTAAATTAGCAGAAGCATTGTTATAATCTTGAAACATATCTTCTGTCCATTCTCTATATACTATTTTTTGCGGGTCTATTATATTAGCGTCCACAAAAATCATTCGACTAAGAGCCTGAGTGAAGGCATCGACTTGATCATCATGACTAGAATGCGGGAATTCTGAACATTCTTGTATGAACTCAGCGATGTCTTTTCCTCCATACTCTGGTAAGAACACTCTGCCCATTTCAACTGTGGGTAGTATTGCATTTGCTCGTGCTTCCTTACCCCCCTCAGGCTGTACTGGCAATACTCCAGTGAATTCCTTACTTAGGACATCTACAATGGCACTCCCGTTCGCCTTGTCCTCTATCAGGATATATAGTGTATCAGGATGCCTAACTTTAAAGTTTTTAATAGCCTTAATAGTTTCTGTAAATGTCAAGTGTTCTTTAAGCAGATCCAGTAAATAATATTTTTTATCTCTTTTACCCCACACTTGAATTGCCACGAAATCATTTTCTTCTCCACCTTTAAAAGCGGCATCCACACTAATAATTTTATAAGGAAGGTCTGAAATTTCTTCTTGAGAATAATATTTCCAAAATTCTCTTTTAAATAAGTTGCCTTCCATAGCAGTAGGTCGCCCTTGAAACAATGCCTGCCAAGCCCTACTACCTTCTTCTGTTAGATAGGCGTGTTTATAATCTTCTAACCACGCTTGTCCCTTGCCTATCTCTGGACATAACGCTTGACCTAATTTTCTATGTAATAAATCGTTTTCTTCATCATCACATTCGCAAGGAATATTGATAACTTTTACGTTTTTTTCTCTCTCTTTTAATCTACCATACAAGTCGTCCTCGTGCCAACGTGTTTGTATAACAATTAATTTAGTACGGGCTTGAAAACGTGTACGAATAGAGTTCAAATATTCTGACCAAATACTCTCTCTAGTAGTAGCACTGTCCGCTTCCTGTCTATTTTTAATAGGGTCATCGATGATAATTAAATTACCAGCGTGCCCTGTAATACCAGACATAATACCACGACTGATACAAGCACCTCTACGGTTGTTTATACCAAAATGTGTGTTACTTTGTGTTGACGGGTCTAACTCTACCTCAGGGAACATTTTCTGTGCCCAGTCACGAATCTTTTCTTTATTCCTTCTACCGAAAGTTTTAGCAAATTCTTCATTATAACTCGCAATAATAACTTTATGGTCAGGGTTTTTCATAAGGTACCAACTTGGCAGTGCCTCTGTAATAGTAATACTTTTCCCGTGTTGCGGCGGCACTGATATAAGTAGTATGTCCACCGCATTACCAGTGTCTCTTTCTATGAAGTCTTGTACTTCTCGAGTAAGAAACCTATGAAACTCTGTTTCTATAAAAATAGGATTTGTAAGTTTAACGTATTCCAAATAATTTGTTCGTGCTTTCCGTATTTGTATAGCCTCTTCCAGAGTTTCTCTGGCTTCGGTAAAAGGATTATAATCCATCTGTTACTCCTTGTATATCTCTGGGTAATTTAATTTGTCTTCTAATTTTTGTACACGGGCTTCTATTCTTTTAAGTAATTCTTCTATATATTGTAAATATTGTTCACTAATCATCTATATCGTCCCCCTCAGATTCAGATATTTTTTCGTGTGATTTTTCTAGTTCTTTATATAACTCGAGTCTACGTTCTAACTCACCTAGTGGTATCGAGTCGTAGTCATTGTTTTTAACAGTTTGCTCGATTTTCTCTGTAGGTTTTTGCCCCGCAGTATCACGTAAAAATTCCAAAGATTTTAAGTCCGCCTTATACGCAGCCCTATACATTTGCTGTGCCAATGCCAATTCAGCATAGGTTGTCCCTGTCTTCTGTAGCATATCGGCTACACCTTTGGTTTTTTCGTTATTTTCTATATCTTCCCACGTAATTTGACGGTCAAACATTTCGTTTGCCAATTCTTTTAATTTACGCTTCATTGGGGTTCCCGTTCTTAGAAAGTTGTCGTTTTCTAGACGGGTTAGTTGTGATTTGCTCATTATCTATAAACTCCGTTATTTTTTTGTAGTATAAATTTATCATTGTTTCTCTACCTTTAGGGTCTAATGGTAGATTAGGCAGCGTTATGTGCCCATAGCGGGTTGTATTTTCCAATGGTATAATAAATGTCAGATTATCCTCTTGACGGCATTTAAGTACCATTACGCCCTTATAATAGAATTGTATTTCGTTGTTATTATTCATAAAATCTGTAAAATTCATATATTCCTCTCTATAATATATATTCGAATGAGTATGCATTTTTTGCAATTTTATTTTATAATTATGCAGTTTTTTTTATATTTATGCAAGTGGGTAGGGGTGTTTTTAGATGGGGTGTGGGTGGTTTCAAAATACAATGTACGTCCGACCTATGCGATGCGGGTGGGGGTGATGTACGTGCGTACGTGCGTGTGCATAATGCGAGCGTGCATAATGTGTAGGCACATACAGGCATACGCAATAACTACCTCTAAACTACATTAGAGTACATATTGAACTTATATAACGTGCAATGAAAAATCGCAAAAAATACGGTTTTGAGTGTTAAGTGTGACAGTTTAACAAACACGACTTAACAACACAACGAGTGAGTATCTACACGATTAGCAACAGTCAAGATGTTGCGAAAGTTTAGTAAAAGCAAGTGTTAGTGAGTTTGGGAAGGTTTGGGATGATTACTAATGTAATTTTTGCTAAAAAGTTACAAATAGCGTCGAATTGTCGGACAATAAAGGCACGCAAAAGCCCTTTATAAAGTTTTGCTATGTTACATAAACATAAGCCATCGAGTTATCACGATGAAATTGCGATGTGGCTAAGTACACACGGGAGGATTGAAAAGTGCCTCAAGTAATATTAGAGTTTGCCTAATTAAATAAGGGTGACATCCGACCTGAGTGAGATAGCAAACACAAGTACAAGCATAAGCAACTTGTATGATGATAAGTGAGTAATATGTAAAATATATATAGAGTAATCGGAAGTGAGGACTTTAAAATATATAAAAGCGGTTGTATTGCAACAACTGTGAAGAGTAGCATATGGCACAAAAAATAATTAAAAACATCCAGATTTTAACAGCCTGTAAAAAGGCTGTTTTTTGATACAAACGAGGCTAAACCTCGCAAGTATCACATAATAAAAAATAAAGGCTAGTTTTTCCATTTTGACTAGCCTTTTTCCTTATTATAAAATGGTAAAAGGTGGTAATTATGAATAAATTGATAGATTTAATGCCAAATATTAAAAAAGATACTAAAAAGTTTTTAAAGGACTTAATGGGAGGTAAATATGGAACAAAAAAGAATGGCAACACCAAAACAAATTAAGTATATAAAAGAGTTATTGCGTAAAGGTACACCAAAGAGTGTGTCTCTTGCTAGTGTGTTTATTAGAAAAGGGTATAATAAGATGACTTATAATGATGCTATTGCTTGTTTGAAAGTTATATTTGCAGGCAAGAAAGATAAAATTACACAAGCACCTATTGTGTCTAAACTAGAAAACACACAAACTAAAAAAATCAACTACAATTTCCTGTGAAACATTCTGTGAAACATTTTGTGAAAATTTTCAAAACAACATTTTATAAAAAGTTACAAAACTTAAAACTCTACAATGCCCGTATTTACTGACTAAAACTAAGTTTTATAAAATATTTTATTAAAACTTTTAAAATATTATATATAATATATAGTATGTATAAGTATGCACGTATATATAGTATATATATTTAAAAACTTTTACGCAAAAATTTTTATAAAACTTGATTTTAGCCAGTAAACACTGAATTTTTACCCTCAACTTTTGTAAAAACTTTTGTAAAAAAAACAACTTTTGTAAATTAAAAATCATAAAAAATCAAAAATCATAAAATATCAAATGTATAATTATACATTTTTTTGCATAATTATACATTTTATATAAAAACAAAAAAAAGGTGGTAAAACTATGGTAAAAAAGGTAATTTATGTAGACGATAAAGAAATTTACTCTACATACAGTAAACAAGAAGCAAGAAAAGTTTTTGACACACTTGCTATTGCAACAATTAACGGTAAAACAGATATATGCAAAATGATTTTAGGTACTAAAAATAAAATCATAGACGCATTTGTACGTTAGGAGGTGTAGAATGCAACTAATAACATTGATTTTGGGCTTAAACGATAAAGACACTAAAAAGCAAAAAGTATCAACTAAAAAAGCCACACGCATCTTATTCAAGAAATTAGAACCATTATATAATGGTGCTACATTAACAACTCAACGTGGCTATTACAAGCACGCAAATAACACTGTAACGTACGAAAATAGTATTAAGGTAGAAATAGTTACAGACACTAATACACACGTTAAAAGCCTTATACAAGACCTTAAAACCACATTTAATCAAGAGAGTATAATATATAGCGAGCAACCACTAATAAGTGAGTTAGTTTAGGAGGACATATGACAAAAGAAGAACTTAAAATTGCACTATATAATACTTTAATTTTGTTAGAACAGTATTCTAATAAAACAGATGAATATATAGCACGTGAAATAGGTATGACTTATAAAGAATATATAAAAATAAAAAGCATATAAGGAGGAAAAAGTTATGCTAAACATTAAACAAAACAAAGAAAAAGAAGGGGTAGAGTTATATTTTGATGAAAAACCATCAAAAGACACTATCAAAGAACTGAAAACAGCAAAGTTTCGTTTTCACGCACAAAAAGTATGTTGGTACAAAAAAGTAGACGAAGCAACCTTAAAATTTGCTAAAAACCTACAAAAGAAACTTAACAAAACAGCAGTAAAAACAGAGGCATAGTCCTCTCTTTTTTTATGTGCTATTGTATACCACCGCAATAGCATATAAAAAAGGAGTAAAATATGATAAAATTAAAAAATAAAAACATTAAACTATACTATGAAAAAGCAAATCAAAACGAGGACTTTTACTACACTTTATATGATAGTAAAAAACGATTTTTAACTAATATATACGAAAAAGAAGTTTTAAAAGAACTTGAAACATTTAATAGTACTATGGAAAATTTATTTGCCCTTATAGGTGAAGAATTTAATTATTATTCTGATAGAGCAAGACATATGTTTGAAATGGTAATGTTAGACGATTTAAACAATCAAGAAAATGTGTATTATTTATTGAATATCATAAGTAATAAAGCCACATTTGAAAGTGAATTACTAACAAATGATTATATAAATGTAATAGAAAAAGATAATGTAAAATATTATATATTTGTGGGGTAAAAAATGAAAAAAGTATATGCAGTAAGACAAGATTGGGCTAATTATGACGAACACGATAATCAAATCAATTTATTTGACACAAAAGAAAAAGCAAAAGCCTTTTATGAAGAATGTGTTAAACTAGAAAAAGAACAATTTATAACAAGCAATTATTTAAATGAGAATGGAACAGTAGACGAAGGTTATATATTACAAGAAGATGAAGAAGAATACGAATTTTATGAGGATGGTAACTATGATTATTGTCATTCGTATATTTATATAGAAGAAATGGAGGTAAACTAATATGCGTTTAACGAAAGAAAAATGTGGAAAACTGTGGTACAGCGGTAAAGAATGGGAGGTAGAAGATGGAACAAGAAATTAAAGAATGGTACACAAAAACTTATCCTGATGACACAGAGGGACAATCACTTTTGCCTGAAAAAACATTTATGGGACTATTTGAGGCATTAGACCGCTACAAAGACGTATACACATATCTTTTTGGAATGTCATCCAAAGGCGATAGTTTAATGCGTGAAAGAATATTTAAAAAACTAGCAGAACTTATGGAAGTAGACTATAATTATGTATATAGTCAATGGTTATCAGGAGGAAATTAAAATGGTAGAAAAACTAATAAACGAGTTAGGACATAAAGAATTTTGTATTCAATTATTTATGTATGAAAAAGGAATTACTAGAAAAAAAGCAATCAAATTGTACGATAAATTTATGGAAGATGACAGTTATACAAGTTTTTTAAACGGGAGGTTATTTGGTGATGAAATTGATTACTATTAAAAATTACACCATAGACGATTTAATAGATATAATAGAAGATAAAAATGACTTAGAATTTTTAAAAGAAATAAAAAACAAAAAACAAGAAAAGTTAATGTTTGAATATTTAGAAAACTATTATGCAGATATGAGTGATTTAGGTGGTTATGCTACATTAAGCACTTTTGTGAATGACTTGTCTTATTTACAAGAATATATAAGGAAATATATAGATGAGAACAATATATAAAGGCGAATGTAAATTATTAGACGCATTGAAAAGAATAAATACACCTATACAAATATTTGATATGAATACACAAATGTATGTAGAACCACATCACAAACATTATATACACGGTATTACGTATTATAATGATAAAACTGTGTTAGACGTACAAGATACGCCTAGTAAGTTTATTTATATAGAAAGTAGAGAGGTGTAATATGAGTGATTATCATTTGTACTATATAGGTAAAGGCGGTAATAAGTTAACAAAAGAAATATATGCTAAATTAAAAGATGCTAAAAAGTATGGTAAATTAGCCATAGAAAATAATAATGATATAGATTTAATAGAAATAGAAAATGATAAAGGGGAATTGTTATATGCTTTTAACAGAATTTATAAAAACTGATAAAAACCCGATAGGTGAATTTGTATTAGTATTACCAAATGATGATAAATTAGACAAAGAGTTTGTAGGACAAATAGGTTATATAACTCATTGTATACCGAATGCAAGTTATAGTACCGTTAAATTTTCTGGTGATGATGACAAACATCAGATTTGGAATACATACTTAAAAGTAACATCACAAGTAATGTTTTTATTTTCTAAATTAAACAAAAACGAACAATTAGAAACATTAGATGATATTTTAGAATATATAAAAGGAGATGAACCAAATGTTTAAAGTAGGAGATAGAGTTAGAATACCCAAAACAAATGAACGAGGTGTAATAGTAGCCGTTGAGTTTGTTTTTAAAGAAGTATTCTATATTAAAACAGATAATAGAAAAGACGGTTTATATTATAGGTGTTTAGAAGAACACATAGTACACTTACCCTTTACAAGTCAATGGAATATAGGTGATGTAGTAAAATACGCAGGCGGTATGCAACACTACACTATTACTAACATATATGCAGATGGTACTTTACGATTAAAGTGCTATCAAAGATGGTATACAGTAAAACCGACTGCCAATTTAATTTTGATATCCCCAGCCACCTCTTCGGCTGATGATATATATAAAAATAAAAAAATAAAAGGAGAACAGAATATGAGAGGAAAAAACGTAATTGACCTATGGTACAGCAGAAAAATGGAGGCTAATCGTGCAAATCTTGCTAAAATTGAAAGTGATTTCAGAGCAAGTAGTGAGTACGCAACTATCGTTACACCTGTTGCTACTGCAATTGCAAAAGCAAACGAAAAACTAACTAAGGCTAATAGACCTACACTATGCGAATTTGATTTAAGCAATGTTAAACTAACACAAGAAGAATTTGCTACACTTAAATCTAAATTAGCAGACGCAGACACTAGCAAATCTATTAAATCTACATACGAAGAGGTTGTGGCTTTATTAGGTGCTAATGGCGACACTGGTACTACTGAAATGGCGTTTGACATTTTACGTAATTATGGCATCATTGACACAAACAATAAAATAATTTCATAAAAAATTGAGAGGTTATTCCTCTCTCTTTTTTCATACTGTAATACGTTACATTATAAAAAAGGAGAGAGTATATATGTTTTACACGGAAGATTTAAAATATCGTATTTGGGTAGATACAGTTCCTACTGATATAAACTATAAATATGAAATACGACTAGAATCATTAGAAAATAACATATGGTGTTTAAAAATGTATATAGTAGTAGGTACACCACCAACAGATGAATATTTATTATCTAAATTAAGGAGGTATATATAAATGATAACTTTCTATAATGAAAAATGTACTGCTCGTGTTACTATATATATAGTAGATAAACAGTACCATCTAGAAAAAGAAATAATTGAAAAAAATGAATGGATATTTAAAAAGTATAGAGTAACAGGGAATACTCTAAAATATAAAGAAATATTGCATTTTATGGAGGAATAAAATATGGCAAATATAGGTGATTTTGTAGTTTTAAACAATGATGACCAAAGAGTAATCGTAGATAAAAAAGATGATTACTATGTTGTCTACGTAAATGAATCTTACAATAATTGCAAGAGAATTAAAGATAGTGATATTAAAAAAATTATATATAGACATACTAAACCTATTAGTACGCCTGAAATAGGCAAATTATATATTGTTAAAAAACATCCTTATTGTTCGTGGGGTGGACATTCAACTGGTGATATAGTTGTTATTGAGAGAAAAACGGATTTAAATATATATAGTTATACAAAAACTACTAGTTTTTATTGGGATTATAATTTTGAATTATTCCCTGTAGAAATTAAATATTCAATTTCTGATTTAAAATTATATCATAAATATGATAAGTATATTTATATGGGTCAGTTAGAAAAATCACGTTTTATAGTTTATGATACCGTATCAAAAATTTTTAAGATAATAAATCTATTTGACTTGTATGAATTTAAAAAAGAAGAAACAGTAGACAAAGATATATTAAAACCTATATTACTTAAAGGAATATGCGAAAAATATTTCAAAATAAGATTTCAAACAGACAAACAATATTATAATTTTCTGCAATATATATCTATAATATATAAAAGAAATTGGTCTGATTCAGATAAAGATAATAAACCTTATAAAAGTACTAAAGGTAGTTATTATCATTATATAAACGGATATACATTCAAACATAAAGATAAACAAACTTTAAAAGAGTTTGATATAGTAATAAATGCTACTGAAATAGAAGATTTGTTAGAATTAAAATGTGAAAAATGCGGACATACAGATAGTTTAATAGCATATAATAATAAAATAATATGTAAACATTGTATGGAAAAAACACACGTGTATTCAACATATGAAAACAAATGGGTAATCAAAAGAAATGCAGTATTAACTGCTGATAATATATATATAAGTAAGAAGAATATATATAACGGAAGCAGATATAATTATTGCAGTGTATGTAATAAATTAGAAAAGGTAGAGTATGTTGAAAATAAACCCGTTTGTAATAGTTGCATAGGCGAAAATACAATGCATTGTAGACATTGTGGTAGTAGAATGTTAAATACAACTGCCGACAAAACACATAACAGATGCTGGTGGTGTTATAATAATGAGGAAAAAATAATTCACGGATACCACCCTAATATAATATTGAAAAAATATGGTCGAAAGAAAACTGAAAGTACATTTAAAGGTTTCGGTGTAGAATTAGAAATAGATAGTATACATAATGTTTCTTTACACCCAATAGAAGCAGCCTTAAAAACAAAAGAAATAACTAAAAATCATACTTATTGTAGCACCGATGGTAGTTTATCATCGCAAGGTTACGAAATAATAACACATCCACACACGTATAATCAACTTATGAAAATAGAATGGAATAAGTTATTTGATTATTTAAAAGAAAAAGGATATGATGTAAATGGTGCAAATAACGCAGGTTTACACGTACACGTTAGTAGAGAATTTTTTGGTACTACCAGTAATGAACGAAATGAAGCACTATCTAAATTAGCATATTTATTTGATGTCAAATATGAAGATTTTATAAAAATATCTAGACGTACACCTGAAAGAATGCGTTCGTGGGCTTGTAAAAATAGTGTAAACGCAAATAAAGATACCGCAAAAAGTATGTCTAAAACTTATTCAAATAGAGGTGCGTTAAACTTTAATAAAACATATACTGTTGAATTTAGATATAATAGAGGAACATTAGATTTACAAACATTTAAAACAAGTTTAGATATTATAAATACCATATGTAAAAATAGTAAAGTAATATCGTGGGAAGATACAGACAATTGGAAAAAATGGTTAAAAGGTTGTAAAAAAGAAACTTTAACATATGTAATAGAAAAAGGAGTAAGAATAGATGGATAAAATATTTATACAAGGTGATGACATTACAGATACTGAAAGATTGCTATATGACGAAGATGAACGTATTATAGCCTATATTAGTGATTACAAAATCATTAGTAGAATACCAAAAAATAAAACAGAAGAGCGAGCAATTATGATGTTTGCTATGACATACCTTTATTGGAATGATGATGAGTGTGTACTTTTTATTGAAAAATTAAAAAAACAGGAGGACATATAAAATGTGCGTAATAATAGCAAAAGCACAGGGTGTAGTAATGCCCACAAAAGAAGAGTTTGAAAAGGCGTGGAAACGTAATCCTGATGGGGCTGGTTATATGTATACACATAATAAAAAAGTACATATACGTAAAGGTTTTATGACTTTTGATGATTTCTGGAATGATTTTAGTGAAACACGAGCATCCATAGGTGATGATTTGTCTTATGTATTTCATTTTAGAATAACCACACACGGAGGTACAACACCTGAAAATACACACCCTTTTGTATTCTCAAATAAATTAGAAGATACTAAATTATTAAATGCCTCTGTAAATATAGGTGTAACACATAATGGTGTAATTAGCAGTTTAGAAGATTTAAAAGAAACTAATTCTAGTGATACGCAATTATATATTGTTAACTATTTAAGTAAGTTAATAAAAAGCACATCATTTTATAATGACAAACATATATTAGAATTGATTGAATTATCAATAGGAAACACTGCATATTATATAAAAAATAGGTTATGTATTTTAACAAATGATGGTGCTATAACTTTAATTGGTGATTTTAAAGACAAAGAAGGCGTGAAATATAGTAATTTACATCACGATGTGGTGGTACGAACTAATACACCCTCATTACCTGCACCGAAAAAAGAACAAAAAGAAGAGAAAAAAGAAACATTAAATAGATTTTATGGAATGATAAAAAACATAATTATAGATAATATAGAATACAAATTTATTAGTATACACGGTTATTTAACAAAAGACAATGTATATACTAAATGGGATGATTTAGAAGATTATACTATATTATGGAAAAAATTTATGGAGGTTGTTTATGAAAATTATTTATGGGAACTATATTCACGATAAACTTTTATACGTGAAAGATAGTCATAGTATACTATATGATTCTAAAAAAATAGTAAGAACAGACGATAAAATAAATACTAAATACATAGAAGTATCGTCCTTTATAATTAAAAATAATTATCGTAATATGGATATGTCTTTAGAATATTTGCTAACTCCTTACGGATATTATAATATAAAAAGAAACATATTATATAATACTATTAACGATAGACTTATTATCAATAACGTATCTTATATTTATAATTATGATACTCATAAATTCAACATAGATAGTGAAATATCGTATGATAATGAAGGAGAAGATGACGATGAGCGATTTAATATTTATAGACAATCAAATAAAACAAGTATATAAATGCGATTACTGTAATGAATATCATATTGTAGATTTATTATTATATTTACCGTCTAAAAATAAAGAAAATGAAAATAGAAGTATTTGTCCTAAATGTATGCTAGAAAATAAATTGCAAACGTGTGATAAATGTGGATATATATCTTCTAAAATTAAAAAAATACACGACCATTATTACTGTGATAAATGTATTAAAAAAATACATAAATGTGTATATTGTGGTGAATTATGTGATAGACATTATAATTTAACTACAGATAATGATTATATATGTGATAGATGCACATCTAAATTTGATTCTTTTAGGGTTAAACGGTATCACGAACCAATAAGACTAACATACTATAAAGATAATATAAAAGTTTCATCTGAGAATTTCAATGGTATAGGTGTGGAATTAGAAATAGATAACGGTGGACAAAAAAATGAAGTATCTAAAAAAATAATAGAAATGTTAGACAATAAAGTATATGTAATGAGAGATGGTAGTTTAAATAAAGGTCTGGAAATAGTAACTTATCCTAATAGTTTTGAAGGATTAAAACAATTAAACTGGGATAAAACTTTTAAATATCTTTTGGTAAACGGGTATAAGTCTTTTAAAATAGACACGTGCGGTTTACACGTGCATATAAGTAGAACATCATTAACTAGAGAAGCAATAATCAATATGTTATATTTTAATGAAAAGTTCTTTGATATTTTAATAAGAATAGCAAACAGAGATAAAAATAAGGCTTTAAGATATGCAGGATTATATGGTTTACCAGATTATAATATGTTAGATAAGGCTAGACAAGTGGTAACTGTATATGACCGTTGTAACGTACATGACCTTAGATATAAAGCATTTAATATACAATCACGTGATACAGTTGAATTTAGATTATTTACAGGTACATTACATACCAAATCGTTCTTTGATAATATACAATTAATATTGGAAATTGTAGATATAGCAAAATCTATAACAAAAGAAGAAATATCTTTATGGGAAAATTGGTATAATAAATTTAGTCCTGATATAAAAGCATTCATAGATAGACGTATCAGATTATATGAAAGGGGAAATAAATAGTGTTAGATTTTTTAAAGTACTATATAACGTTTCATAATGTATATGAATATATTTATTTTTACAATGAACAAGATATATTATCTTTTTTATATTCGAATAATTGTTCTATAAATAAAAGAAAAATATTCATAAATGAACAAGAATATGATATAGGACTTATAAGAAAAAACGATAAAAAATTTAAAATTATAAAATGGGGTAAGAAACACGTGAAAAAAATATTATTTGATAGTAAAATACAACAATGGGATGATTTAATAAAAGTATTAAAAGTACATAAATACGATTTATTAGTATTTAATGAAAAAGGATATAAAATTATATCACAAGATATAGATTTGGCAGAAATAATAGGACAAGCAGATAACTTTATGGTATATAGAGATACTAATGAGAAAAAAAGCGAAATATTATTAAGTTTAGAAAAAAATGAATATACTGAAAGATTTGTAGTGAGAAAATTAAAAGGCGTGTATACATATGATGTGCCTTTAAAAAAATTATTGCAAAAAAGCAAGCCTTTTACGAATAATATTATGTAGGCTAGACTAATACACCGCATTTGCAATTCGGTTGACGTGTGCTTTCGGCGGTATATAAGTAGAAAGCACTACTAAGGGAGTGAAAGGTTGGTATAATTATTTACTTATTGAAGCATTACGCTATGCGTGATAGTTTAGTAGATAGTAAGTGGTTATAAACGGCGGTTCAAATCCGCCCACTTCCACCAATGAAGGAGTAAACTATGTTAAAAATAAAAGATGGCGTGGATTTAAAAGAGTTGGAAAAGTTTGGGTATGATAAAGCATTTAGTTTTTATTATAAGTATATTGATTATTTGGTTACAGTATAAAGATAGTGAAGACAGCGAACAATTAAGTTGGGCTAATCAAGCAAAAATGCGTGCAAACCAAACAGCAAGCACATATAATAATTATATTTTAGTAAATAGTTATGTATGGGAAAATAACATACCTAACGATATATCGTATTCATTGGCGTATTTGGTATAAATATGAGAAAAGTATTGATAGCCTTATCTCTTATATTAGCACAAATATTAGTTTTTATAAGTGCAATACATTTATTTTACACTGATTTTTTAATGATAATTATTATAATGGGTTCTATGGATATATTTGTGAGTATTGTTTGGTTACTGACAGAAACTGATATTTTATAGAAAAGTGGCAAAAAGTGATGAAACGAGTGTCAAAAAAGTGGCATTAGGAGGATAGTATGTTTATA